ATGAGCGTGGGCTAAAAATTGCTGTACGTGGCATGAAGCTTATTATTCCAAAAGAGCTTCAGTTCATCGCAGAAAGGGTTATGAACTCTAATTTGCGTTCGGGCACTGCGGACAACGATGCTAACGCCATGAAGAATATGGGTATGATCCCAGAAGGAGCGGTTGTAAACCACTTCCTAACGGATACAGATGCCTTCTTCATTAAGACTGACGCACCAAACGGTTTCAAATACTTCAACCGTTCGCCAATTAAAACGGCAATGGAAGGAGACTTTGATACGGGTAACATGAGATTTAAAGCTCGTGAACGTTACAGTTTTGGTGTTTCCGACTGGCGTAGTGTTTTCGGTACACCCGGAGCGTAAACTATGTTATAAAGGGATTGTTAATTTCATATTGACAACTCCCCTGAGACTTGAAAGGGGCAGCGAAAGTTGCCCCTTTCTTTTTTTGGTGAAATAAGATACCATGAAGTTATCCTGACAGTTGCATTGGGCGACTGACACTGGCCACGACAGGAGGACAACATGGCTAATACAACCTTCAATGGACCCGTCCGTTCGGAAAATGGGTTCAAAAATATCGTTAAAAGCTCATCTACTGGTGCGCTTACAAGCGAAATGACACTCTCGCAGTACACTGCAACGATCACGGTCGCAAACGGTGCCACTACTGGCAAAGAATCCGCTATTGGAATCCCATCAAACTTTATACCTATGGGTGTAATGGTAGCAGTAACTGGTGCGGCGAGTAATTCAGTAACACTTAATGACATTGGAACAGACGCAGACACAGACGGCTACGTCGATGGTATTTCTGCGGCGGTAAACAGCACGGGTTTCAAAGGATTTTTCCCTTGTAACGGTGTTTTAGGAATGTCTGGTGGAGCGACCACTGCTGCGACTGAGACAGCGGATGAGGTAGAGGTAGTTGTCTCTGGTGACCCCGGAGCAGATACAACAATTGTTTTGAAGTTCTTCGGATTATCAAGTTCTTCAGACGCTTCTTAATTTTGATAAGGAGTTGATGAAATGGCTGGTTCTGATGTAAGAGCGATACGGTTGACAGGCACCGGTTCTGCTGGTGTCGGTGTAGCACGTATTCGTCAGGTTCAAATCAAAACAGATACAGGATCACCCCGGTTGACTATCACTGATGGCAACGGTGGGGCTACTGTATTGGATATGGATTTAGATGCTTCTGACACACACTCTGTAAATATTCCGGATGAAGGTATAAGAGTTACCGACATATTTATCTCGGCTTTTACTGCGTGTACGTCAGTTACGGTGTTTTTCAGCTAGGTTAAAAATGGCGACAACAAAAGATGCAACTCGTTTACCATCCGGTAGGATTAAATACAGGGGCGAAACTTTTGCAGGTTATAACAAACCAAAACGAACGCCGGGCAAATCGAAAAAAAGCGCGGTCCTTGCCAAAAAAGGCAATGAGATTAAGCTGGTAAGATTTGGAGACCCAAAGATGTCGATTAAAAAAGACCAGCCCGGTAGACGAAAAAACTTTAGAGCACGTCACAACTGTGATACAGCAAAAGACAAGTTTACTGCTCGTTACTGGAGTTGTAAGGCGTGGTGAGGCGTGGATGAAAGTGGAAGAAGTATTAGCCCGTTTGGAAAAACATGAGGCTGAATGCAATCTAAGATACACACGGATTGAGGAGCGGCTTGACGAACATAAAAGCACGTTAAAAGCTTTGGATGCTAAATTGTGGGCGCTTGCCGTATTAATTTTAATCGCACCGTTTGTGCAAAGGCTTTTGGGGTAATCGTATGGGCTCTGTAGTTAGAACCGGACCGAAAAAAACAAAATGCCCCAGCGTTACGTACATGCGCAAAGGTGGCAAAGTCTCAAAAAAATCAAAAGGCAGTAAAATTTGTCCAGAGGGAAAAGCGTGGGCAAAGAGAACTTTTGATACATACCCTTCTGCTTATGCAAATTTGGCTGCTTCTAAGTATTGCAAAGACCCTAACTATGCTAAGAAATCAAAAGGTGGCAAAAGGAAGGGCCGGTAATGGGCAAGCTCAAAGATTGGTTAGACCAAGATTGGGTCCGAATTGACAGCAAAGGAAACATTGTAGGTGAATGTGGAACTTCAAAAAATAAAAAACGGCCTGATAGATGTTTACCACGATCTAAAGCACAAAGCCTCAGTAAGTCTGAAAGGGCTGCTACAGCACGTAAGAAAAAGCGTGAAGGTGCTAAAGGAAAAAAGGTTGTTGCGAATACGAAAGCAGCAAAAGTAAAAAAAATGGAAAAGGGTGGCGTTGTTGAAACAAAATCCAAAAGACCTTTTCGGGGTAAATCACAACCCGGCACTGCGATAGCAAGAGGTTGTGGAGCAGTAATGAGTAACCGACGTAAAAGAACGAAAGGGTCGGTGACACAATCATGAACCTAGCTTTCTATTCCGAGCCTATTGAAAAGGCGATTGTTGAAGAGATCATGCAATGGTCTGCCGAAGCCTTGGAGCAACCTAGTCCTTATTTCAATAATTTACCGCCGTGTCCCTATGCGCGATCCGCTTGGATGGACAATAAAGTTTCCATTCTTTTCAAAAACGAACCTTCTTTACAGGTTTTGTATTCTTCCATCTCTCAATTTGACGACGCTTTTGATCTGACAATTATTGTCGATTTGAATCCAGATGAAAATTCAGAGGCCTTTCATGAGTATTTAGATCAACTAAATGATGTGATTTCGGAAGGCATGTTTATAGATAAAGATATCTGGGTTATGGGGTTTCATCCAAACGATGAGCCCAGCGATTTTGTAGAGGAAGTTGTTTTTGAAAGAGACATTGATACCGCCTATTCAATGATATTTGTGCAACGTTTATCGAAGCTACAAAAATCGGCGGACAAGTTGGACAAAAAAGGATATTATGATAGTTATGACAATGAATATCAAGCGTCTGATATATACGAAAAACGTCAAACACTTTATAGGAGACTAAAAAATGGCGATGAAACCTAGAAAAATGAAAGCGAAGAAAATGCGCAACGGCGGTGCGCCTGTCAAAAAGATGCGTGGGGGCGGATCAGCAATGGCCGTAGAAAAACTTAAAAAAGGTGGCACGGATTTGACCACCTTGCGAAAAATGGCTAAAGCCAAAGGGTACAAATTGGTTAAAGCATAATGACGACCTCCAGTAGCAAAGATTTTGAACTCGACGTAGCTGATTACGTTGAAGAAGCATTCGAGCGATGTGGACTTGAGGTGCGTACTGGGTACGACCTCAAGACCGCAAAACGTTCTTTGAATCTTGTCTTTGCAGATTGGGCAAACCGTGGTCTCAATCAATGGACAATAAAGCAAAGAACTCAATCACTTACGCAAGGAACGTCAGAATATGCTTTAAATGCTGACGTCATCGATGTTCTTTCTGTAGTCTTACGAAGAGATGGCACGGATTTTTCTTTAGAACGTCTAAGTAGAGATGAGTATCTTACAATTCCTACTAAAACCACTCAAAGCCGTCCCAATCAGTTTTTTTTAGATAGGCAGATAACACCTAATCTTAAAATATGGCCTGTCCCTGAAAATAGCACAGATGTTGTTATCTATGACGCGCTAACGCGCATGGACGACGCCGATATTTACACAAACACGGTGGATTTGCCTTTTAGGTTTTATCCTTGCTTGGCTGCGGGTTTAGCTTATTATTTAGCTATGAAAAGAGCCCCGAACAGGGTTCAAATGCTTAAAGCGGTATACGAAGAAGAGTTTGATAGGGCGGCAACAGAGGATCGTGATAGGTCTTCTTTCAATGTCGTACCTAAATTTGAGTATTACAGGACAGGATGATGGCCAAGTACGCTACAGGTAAAAACTCATACGCCATATCAGACCGCTCTGGTTTTCGTTATCAGTATAAATTGATGAAAAAAGAGTGGAATGGTTTGCTTGTGGGTCCTGATGAGTACGAACCAAAGCACCCACAACTAGGTCCTTTTCGTAAAGTGGTTGATCCACAAGCGTTGGTTAACGCCAGACCTCAACCCGATAATCCCACGAGCGCATTTTTAGTCATTACTACGAATGGTATCACATACTTAGGTAATGGCAACTACAGCGCCGGGGGCACAGCGGAAATGCCGTCTGAATTAGAGATAACCACTGCTTTACAAGGCGGTGTTGGTGCAGTAACGGTGGTGACGTCATGAGTTTCACCTTCGATCAATTAAAGACTGCTATTCAAGACTACTCAGAAAATGACGAAACGTCATTCGTTACCAATTTACCCGTTTTTATCCGGCAAGCAGAGGAAAGAATCCTTAAAAATGTGCAGTTAAGCCTGTTCAAAAAGAACGTTAGCGGCAATATGACGCAGAGTAATCAATTTTTGGCGTGTCCTAGTGATTTTTTGTCGCCATTTTCATTGTCCTTTACAGATGCAAGCAGTAATAAAGTGTTTTTAGATTTTAAAGACGCCGATTTTGTTCAATCTTTCAACCCAAACTCAGCAACAACGGGTAATCCAAGGTTTTATGCAGTTTTTGACGTTGATAATTTTATTATTGGTCCAACACCAGACGCGGCAAGGGCAGTTGAATTACATTATTTTTATCGACCAACAAGTTTGACCGCCGGTAGCGGGTCTGGGACGACTTGGTTAAGCGAAAACGCACAAATGGCCATGCTTTACGGCAGCTTAATAGAAGCCTACATATATATGAAGGGCGAAGCAGACGTTATGGCAAATTATGAAAAAAGATTTACTGAGGCGATGACAGGCATGAAAATGCTTGGTGAAAATAAAGAAGTCACTGATGATTATCGTACCGGTATGCTAGTGAGGCCGAAACAATGACGTTTCCCGCATTAGAAATGGATTTAAACCCTAATTTTAAAGTGGAGGTACACACCACTCAAAATCGTGGGTTTACACCAGAGGAAGTTGCAGAGCGTTGTGCTGATAAAATTATATCTATTAGCGATTCTGCAAACCCTGCAATACAGGCACAAGCACACGCCTTTCGTAAACACATAGTTAAAGTTTTAGAATTTTATATGCGTGAAGCGATAAAAAGTGATCGAACCACCGTGTACAATGCGATTAAAGATTCTGGGAATCTTGAACTTGCGGAACTTATAAGGAGACTGTAACCATGGCTTTCAGCGGAAACTTCATGTGTACATCGTTCAAGAAGGAGCTATTGTACGGTGTCCACGACTTTGATCTCGCCAACGGCGATACTTTTAAACTTGCTCTCTACACAAACTCGGCGTCGTTTGATGCGTCTACAACAGCGTACACCACCTCAAACGAGGTGAGCGGAACCGGGTATAGTGCAGGCGGGGGTGCATTAACAAATGTCGATCCCACCTCATCTGGAACTACGGCGTTGACCGATTTCCAAGATGAGACCTTCTCTACTGCGACAATTACGGCGCGTGGGGCATTAATATATAATACGTCACCTAACACAACTTCTATATCGGTAACTAATCCGTCGGTTGTAGTGTTAGATTTCGGCGGTGATAAAACATCTACAGCAGGTGATTTTACAGTTGTTTTCCCAACCGCTGATGCAAGTAATGCCATTATTCGGATAGCGTAATGGCTGATATAGTCGTCCCAATAGGCGGCTGGGGCCGCTCTGGTTGGGGCGAGGGACCGTGGTCACAAAGTGGACTACCGCTTGCCACGGGCTCAGTAGGTTCGGTAACGGTAACGGCAGATGCCAATGCACCGGTCACCGGCCTGCAAGCGACTGGCAGCGTAGGCAGCGTCACAGTAATAGGCGTTGCAAATGTTGCAGTCACGGGGATTGCTGGCACCGGCCAAGTTGGTAGTGCTAGTGTCACGGCTGACGCCAATGTAAGCGTTACAGGTGTAACGGCAACAGGCGGAGTCGGTTCAGTCACTATTACAGGTGATGCGAACATCCCTGTAACCGGATTAGCCGGAACAGGAGCAGTAGGCTCCGTAACGGTTACCGCAGATGCAAACGTCAATGTTACGGGTGTGTCAGGAACAGGAGCAGTAGGCTCCGTAAGCATCACGGCTGATGCTAATGTCCCTGTCACAGGATTACAGGCCACTGGGTCCGTTGGTTCCGTAACGGTTGTTGCAAAAGCCAATGTTTTCCCAACAGGTCTTGAAGCTACTGGTTCAGTAGGCTCTGTCACTATAAGTGGTAAAGCCAATGCACCAGTTACAGGTCTGTCTGCAACGGGCTCTGTCGGATCAGTTTCTGTAAGCACTGGTCAAGCGATAGACGTTGGAGGAGTAAGTGCAGCAGGCCAAGTAGGAAGTGTTACAGTTAATGGTAACTCTTCAATAAATGTAATAGGAGTAAGCGCAACTGGCGAAGTTGGAAATGTACTGGTTTATTCAAACATTGTTCCGGATCAAAATCCGGGTTATAGTGATATTAATGTAAGTCAGACACCATCGTGGTCGGAGGAACAACCAAGTCAGACGCCGAATTGGACACAAATAGCAGCGTGAGGAATTATAAATGCCAAGTACCTATACAGTAAACCTCGGTATTGAAAAACCGGCTACTGGTGAGCAGTCGGGTACATGGGGCGATACTACAAATACTAATTTTGATATTCTGGATCAAGGAATCAACGGCGCAGTACGTGTAACATTAACTAGCGCGGGTTCTTCTGGTTCACCAAACGCATTACAAATCACCAATGGGGCTGTTTCTGACGGTCGAAACAAATTCATAGAGTTTTTTAGTTCTGGTGATCTTGGGGGCTCTGCATATGTACAGCTTGACCCAAATGATGCAGAAAAGATAGTTTTTATTAGAAACAGTTTGGCAAGCAGCCGGTCTGTTTTACTTTTTCAAGGCACATATAGCGCAAGTAGGGATTTAGAAATACCTGCTGGTGTTGATATGGTTGTTAAATTTGACGGCGGCGGAGCAAGCTCTGCTACTGTTACCGATGTTTTTACAAAACTACGTGTCACTGAATTAACCACACCCACCCTAACAGCTACAACTGCCGATATTAACGGTGGCACCCTTGACAATTCTGTAATTGGTGGCGCAACCCCAGCAGCAATTACCGGTACAACTATTGTAGCTAACACCAGTTTAAATATTGCCGGTGATGGTGCAACCGTCACGGGTATCAAAGACGAAGACAATATGGCGTCTAACAGCGCCACAAAACTTGCTACGCAACAAAGTATTAAAGCATATGTTGATAGCCAAGTGGGAACCGTCGATACGCTCGCTGAAATTTTAGCTAACGGTAATACGTCCGGGTCGAACAATTTAGTTATCGACAACGGTCAAGCTTTAACGTCAAACACTATCAACGAAACCACCGCAGGCAGCGGTGTAACCATTGACAGCGTATTGCTCAAAGATGACGTAGTTAACGCTACAGATGTTGAAACAAGCAGTATCTCTGCAAACGACGGTACACAAGTAGCAACTTTAGCCAATAGCACGGGCGTAATCACTATTGCCTCGTCTGTTTTAACCACCACCGATATCAATGGCGGTTCAATTGACAATACTAACATTGGCGCTTCCACACCGGGAACGGGTGCTTTTTCTACTTTATCCGCGACTGGTTTCGCCGTTTCTGGCTCCGGTGATGTAACAATCGATACAGATACATTATTTGTTGACGCAAGTGAAGATAAAGTAATGTTCGGCACCACGTATAATGCAGATGGTGGAAACGTCACTATACGTGGAACTTACGGTGCAAATAACAGTTCTGATTATCGCGGCAACAATGCGCTTGCATTGACGGGTTCTGATCCCGGTACAACTGCGCAGGGTTCTGGTATTAACCTTGCATTTGTGC